ACCATTGCAAAGCCTCCATCAAATTTAGGATATTGTGCTAAGATAGATACTTGAGCTTGAGCAGCATTAATAATAGCAGCAGCTAATTGTGCTTTCTTATTTTGTTCAAATTGTTTCTTAAGTAATACCTCCTCTTCTTTACTGCCTTTCTTTACCTTTTTTAATTGAGCTGTAATATTAGTATCTGCCATAAATGCTATAGCCTCTCCTACACTTTGAGTTAATTTAAAGCCTGCATCAATGTTTTTCATCTTAGCATCAAAGAGTTTCTTATCTTCAGCTATACCATTATCAGTGACTGCTTTATCTCTAGCTTTCTGTTCATCAGCATATTTAATATTAATATCATTGAGAGTATTTAATCTATCCACTTCAATTTTCTCTAATATTGATGCATCCTGTAATTTTAATTCTACAGCTTTAGATGCATCTGAAGCTAATTCTTTATAATAATCCTCTGCTGCTCTTCTTTCTTTTCTCCTCCTCAAATCTGCAGCCTCTTCAATAGTCAATCCATTCTCATCATCTAGCTTAGCTAATCTCTCTGCTAATGACTTTGCTGCATCAAGTTTATAAGCATCAGCCTTAGCATCATTCTCTGCTTTTTTAGCCTTAGCTTCATCATCATACTTCTTAATAATAGCTGCCTCTTGTATCTTCTGAGCATCTACTAATGCAGTAGTATCATTCTTATACTTAACAGCTTCAGCTATTTTTTTCTTATAGGCAGCAACCAAGTCATCTATCTCTATCTGTTGAGCAGTCTTTTTAGAATCAGATATAATCTTAGCAGCTGCTGTAACATCAGCCTCTGAGACTTTATCTGCTGCCCTCCATTTATCTGCTTGTGCCTTAGCTTTCTCTGCTGCTTTTTCTGCAGCAGCTTCTGCCTCTGCAATATCAGTCAGCTTAGCTACTTTCTTATCAGAATATCCTTGCTTAATAAGTTCAGTTTCCTCAGTTATCTGCTTCTTTAATTTTTTGATAGTCTCCTGGTCAGCATCCTCACCTAGTTTCCTTTGAGCAGCTAGAGCCTTGTAAGCTGTACCTCTTCTCTTATCAGCTTCTTTTATTTGTACATTACTCTTTTCCTCTTCTAGCTTAGTAGTATCTTTACCTGCTGCCTTAGCCTCAGCAATCTCTCTACCCAAATCTGCAGTTACTAATGCAGTTCGTTCCTTAGATGACTCTGATACTTTCTCATTAGCGGCTAAAGTCTTAGATGCATTCTCTTCAGCTGCAAAGGATGTAAGTCCTAACCAATCTGTAAGGTCTTTAAATCCTTGAATTAAAAGTTTAACAGTTTCTACTAATAAATATATTCCAAAAAAGACAACTTTTAATACTGTACCAAATTTACCTAGTTTATCTTCCCAAAGTGTGAATGCTAAAACTACAGCTATAACAACAGCTACCATTAAAAATATAGGATTAACTAATAACTGAGCTCCTAGTTTTAGAAATGCCTTGCCTAAAGTTCCTACTGTAGTAACAAGTCCTGTCATTGCCTTACCTATCTCAGCAGGATTTATACCACCTAATGCTGTAGCAAAAGTCTTAGACTTCTGTGCTGCCTCTTCAAAGTCCAATGACATTAAAGATTGCTTAATCCCTCCTAGTCCATTGCTTACCTGTTCAAACTTAGAGCCTGATGCAAAGACATTGACTGCATCATTAGCATCCTTTATTTTATCAGTTAGCTCCCCTGCTTTCTGTGCAAGTGCAGCCATCTGTGCAGGATCAGTAGCATTAGCTATAGCTCCCTTTAATTCTCTTAACTCAGCTTTCATTTGAGCTATGCCCTGTATCTTAAGGGGTATTACTACTTCATTCATATACTCTGATTTCTAGTGTGTTTTTTAATAAGTGTGTATCATGATGTGCTGCAGTAGGACTATGTAGGTTGGTAGTATTTATCTCAATAGAATTATTATCTCTTCTCTCTGCTGTTACTATACTATTAGTCTCTACATTGCTAAGCATTACATAAGTCTTATCTAAAGTAAATGCACCTGCTAGTGTACCAAAATACACACCTACTGCTGTTCGTGTCCAAACTATAGGTCCTATGGTATTCTCTAGCTCTATGACTGTAGGTGCATTAGTAGTACTCTGAGTAATCAAAGCTATGTACTTCTTATAAGTGGGTAGTATATCACTGACAGCTCTACCATTAATGGTCTGAGTCACTGTAAGATTAGTAGTAGCTATGCCATCATTCTCTATGCTTAGACCATCTCCTACTACTAAGGCTCTAAGTCCATCACCTACCACATTACCTGAGCCTATGATTATAGAGTCATTGTTGTTAGTAGTGACATTAGTAGTACTTCTGTAGGTATTCATTATAGATTGAATCTGAGTACCATTACCTGGTCCTACAGGCTCATTATTTGGGCTAAAGAATGGAGGTAAGTCTATCTCAGTCTCTAGGCTGATTAGTTCTACTTTAGTAGGCACTGAGTCATTAGCATTATAATCTATAATCTTATTAATACTCCACCATGAATTGTCTATCCTTATCTTATCATTCAGCTCCATGTATTGGATGTCAGTCTCTCTAAGATAAAAATAAGCAGTCAATAGCTTACCTCCATTTATCTGAGCTACTGTTCTCCTCCAATACTTATTATAAAGATTGTTGTTAGTATTCTGAGCTACCTGATAATAGTAGTATTGACATTCTGCAAAGTTAATATCAAAGATAGGATTCAAGGGATCATCTCCTCCAAAGTGTGAGAGGTAGGGATAGAGTCCTCCTGTTAATGTTGTAGTATCATAGCCTGAATTTATTATAACCTCCTGAGCAGTTACCTGTCCATTATCAAATAAGATTCTTATATTAGTCTTAGGTGCTGCACCATTTAGTAATGGTAGGAATGCACCAAATACTGTAGGTTGTACAGGAGTAGGTGAGAATATAAGCTCTTTGACATCTATGCCTTTCACATACTCATTCTCGAATGTTACCTCTACCTGTCCATAGATTTCTCTAGTGACATCAGTATAGACTGTATTAGGTGAGTCAGTATCTGCCTTATAGCTAAGTCTTAACTTTTTATTGTTAAGCTCAGGGATAAAGATAATAGACTGCTCTTTGTCTTTCATTAGTAAGTTGGTCCAATCTACAGCCTTACCTGAATCATAGTACTCATCCCTGTGCAATAAGATTAGATTGTTTTCATTATCAGGATCACTAGTAGCATATAGATTATACATCATAAAGATGCTCTTTATAAAATCCGATTGCTTAATCTTTTCAGGTACAAAGGTATTCATGGTAGTGATACCACTATTCAATGGGATGTTATCAGATGGTCTGATGGTTAGGTCTATGGAGGTTAGGTCTAGGATTATACTAGGGGGAGTAGTTGGTGATGATAATGGAGAATTATTCCAATATGGAGCTGAATTTACATATGTACCATTTGAATCATCTACTCTTATATCTATTCCTGTTTGTATTATTTGTATATCATTAACATCTATTCCACCTTGATCATCATTAGCACCATTAAAAGTAAATACTAAATTGAAAGTTCCTATCTGTTGTACTCCAGGTGCATATACAGTTGCAGAGCTAGGTAATATTATAGAAGGTGCATAACATTTTACATTTTCTTCAGTACCAATTTTTACCATTAAAAATGGTTTGTAATTAATTATTTTACCTCCATCATTATATTTCATATTTTGTGATGGATTAATACTTAGACTACCTTGTACTGTTGCCTCATATACATAAGATTCTCCTGAGCCAACACCTACCCATTGAGGAGTAGTGTACTCCCCATTTGATGGGTTAAATAAATTAGCGGGATCTGATATCTCAGTCCATCCTGTATTAATTGTTGTAGTAAATCCTGTTTGTTGAGCATAAGTTTGATTGTTTGAGCTATAAGTTTTAGTAAAATCAAATACTCCATCTGCCACCACCTTAGCATCATTCCAATCCACTATATTCTGATCACCATTGTATGGTATAAGTAGCTTATCAAAGTTAGCATCTGCTAATCCTGCCCAAGTATAACTATAGCCTGATGTAGCAAAGATTCTATCAAAGTAAGTCTGAGCATATATAGCAGGTTTAAACCAATTAAACTGATATGTAGTATCTATGTTGAATGGCATCACATACTTATAGCCATTAGCTAGAGTATTGTCAAAGCTATTGATTACTCTATCAGCATCTACATAGTGGTCTAAGTCTGAGAAATCTAAGTCAGTCAGATACTTATTAGAGATGTCAGTAAAGAATGTACCTCTATCCTCTTTCACTAATACCTCATACTCCACCATCTGCTCATAGGCTGAGGTAAGCTGTGACTTTTTAATGTTAATGAGCTGTAGAGTTGCATTAGTCATAACAGGTATACCATCCTGAATAACATCACAGCTAGTGATTGTATTGATATTAAATGTACCTGCTTGAATGTTTACATCATAGTAATGATTGAGCAGGTTATTGTTGTTGCTGTTGCCTATTAGAGTAATGGTCTTACTAAAGTTACCTGTTCTCTTAGATATATCTCTGATGTCTCCTACACTAAAGTTCAGAGGGAATGATGTACCCTCTTTGACATCTAGGTAGCCTGTGCTAAGTTGTATCCTAACCATTGATAGGAGTATTAAGTGCTAGCTTAATAGTTACTGATTGCTTAATTAGATTCTTATTACGCTGTCTAAAGTTCTCAAAAGATGTAGCCTCTATAGTGCAAGCTCTATACTCAGTGCCATTATAGTAGAATACTTGAGGGGATGTCAGTAGCTCTTGGAATCTATCAGCATCATATTGGTCCATCCAATTAGTATTCAAGTCTAAGGTATTAGATACATTGATATTATAAGTTCTGTTACCAATAGCATCTGAGCTATAAACCCATTCTGCACTTTCTACCTGTCCATCTACATGCTGATTATACATCTCTCTGCTTATCTGCCCTTTCTCATAGGTCTTTAGCTGAAAGTTAAAAGATTGCCATGATCCCATTCTATCTAAGTAGTATAGTATATCTTCATTGATAGTACATCTATTATCATATTTAAAGTAGTATTTGAATTCAGTACCTGCTGCATTATTAGCTTTAATTTTTATATAGAAATCTTGAGTAATAGAATAAGTAGCTGTATCTATAGGAAAATTATATAGACCATCTGCAGGGCTTATAGTAGTATTACCTAATGAAGTATCATTCATATTAAAATAGGTAAGAATATAATCTACTCCATTAACTACCCTACACATCAGATAGAATATATTATCAGTAATAGATGCTGCAGTAGATGAGGTATTAGGATTAGTCAATGATGTTAATGCATAGCTAGGATCTAGTGTGCCATAATAGTCAATGTAAGGGAATGAACCTTGAGCATAGATACCTAAGCTGTAAGCTCCATTGAATACCTCTTGATTTGATAGAGCCACATCATCTATTAGCTGATACTTTCTTAAATCTGCATAGGTAACAGTACCATTAGCTGTAGAATCAGTAATAGTAGACCAAAGTACATTGACAGTAAACTGATTAGCAGTAGCAGATAGTACAGTATGCAATCCCTCAAGTGCAGGATTATCTACAGAACCTGGATAGGGTTGAGTAATTATTATCTGATCACCTGCCACAAAGCCATGAGCTGTGAATGATATCCTAACATTCCCACCATTATCCTGTAAGGTTGTAATATAGTCTATGTTATCTATATACTCAAATCCAAATCTTATATCATATTGATACCATGACTCATTGACTTGACCTTCTGCAAACTTCCATGTTACCAATGACTGCATCAGCTTACTGATATCCTGCTCACCATACCCTGTACCGAATACAGGTAGAGTCTTATATTGAGCTATGATCTCAGCTGATACTGCAGGATAAATAGTAAACAGGTATCTGAAGCCAGGCTCATTCTTATTAGTATTATCTATGATATACTTAATAGGATTATAAGCAGGCATCATTACAGCAGGCTGTGCTATGATTGTAGTACTAGGCATCTATTCTCCTTTAAGTGCTTTCAACTCTTCATACAAAGCTAGGAGCTGTGCTTCTTTCTCTTGTATTAATTCTTCGCTTGTTTTTTCAATAACATCAACAAGTTCTTCAATATACATCCCTTGCTCGTCATAATATCCTATTTGTACTTTCATATTAATTTATTTATATAGTGTGTATTCTTACTGCTCGGACATAAAAAACGAAGCTCTTATTGCTGGTGCCATAAGCTCCCGAGAAAAAATCTACAGTTCTTGAAATATTTGCCCCTGCTTCATTAGAACTCCAATAGCTGCTATTACTAAAACCATTTACACCTAAAACTTTATTGATAATAGCAGCTGAATTATAACACATATTTAACTCAAAAACTGAAGGTAGATACCAATCACTAAAACCACCACCTGCAAAAAGTCTTGCTATTCCTGCGGCATAAGATGTACTAGCAGGTAAAAGTGTTTGTGCTATAATTGCATTAGTGTTTGTAAGACCATCTGAAGTACTTTGTGCAGTAGCACCTATTAAAGTAGTTTGAAATGCAGGTATTGTATAAGGTAAACTTGTAGATAAATTAGTTAAACTTGCAACAAGTGCTTTATTAACTCCGCTTTGATTAAATACTGCTACGACAATTCCACCACCAATTTGTGCGCCTATCTCTGTACCTCCACCACCACCACCTGAAGAGTTAATAGTCTGATTTGGAAATGTCCCTGTAATAGTTACATTAGTTCCTGCTACCAAACTAGGAGTAGCTGTGCCTGTACCACCATTCGCTACTGCTACAATTCCTGTAACATTATCTGCTGTGCCTGTAGTATTCTGATTTAAGGTAGGTACATCTCCTGCAGTTATATTAGCTCCTACTGTTACTCTACCTTTAGCATCTGTAGTGACTTTAGTATATGTCCCTGCTACACTTATCGAAGCTAATGTAGCTGTGCCTAAAACATTTGCAGAGCCATCAAATGGAGGGGATGTGTATAATACATCACCATTAGTGGATATAGTTCTAGCAGTTGCTAATGTAGCAGTAGAGCCTGCAGTTCCTGTAGTGTTTTGATTGAGTATAGGGAAATCAGCAGCTACAGCTATACTAGGTACACCTGTGCCTGTTGTGTTCTTTAATATCCCTGTATTAAGATTAGATAATATAGTGCCATTGATACCTTTAACAGTTAAGCCTACATTCCCCTCAGCATCTCCTGTATGAGTTGCATTACTAACTAAGCCACTATATTGGCTGTTGGTAGCATTGTCACCTGTATTAGTCCCTGATAAATTAGCTACAGCTCCATTCGCTAGCATTGCATTAGAGATAGCTCCATTAGCTATAGCTGTTGCATTGCCTACACTTGTAACAGGACCTGTAAGATTAGCATTAGTTGTAACAGTTGCAGCATTGCCTGTAGTACTTTGATTCAAAGTAGGGACATCAGCTGCTACAATAGCTCTGAAAGTTGGTACTCCTGCAGTACCATTAGGTGCTGCAAGAATATGATTAGCAGTTTTTGAGGCATAAGGATTCTGAGTATCTCCATAACCTGAAGCTAAGCTAATATCAGGAGTACTAGTTCCTGTAGCTACTACAGGTGATGTTGCTGTAAGTGATGCTACACCTGGAGTCACTACTAAGTTACCACTGCCTAAAACAGAGCTACCATTAATGGTCTTAATGTTTGTGCCACTAACTAAAGTATCCTGCTTTGATGCAAGGATGTTTGCACCTGTCACTGACTTTGTTACATAGCCACCTGCACCATTACTCTCACTAATTTCTACTAAGTCATTTGCCGCTATATCTGTACCCTTTGCGGTTAACTGACTAATCTTTTTATCTGCCATAATTTATTGTATTACTCTGTTATCATTATCTTCTGTTATTCTTTGGTCACTTATCTCAGTTACTCTGTTATCAGTTGCTGGAGGACCTCCTCCTGCTACCAATAGCCATGCCTCTATCCAATTAGCATTGATTGTTACTGTGCCTCCTAGTTCTAAGACTATATTCATAAGGTGATCATCTGATGTCTCAGGATCTCCACCTACTACTGATAGTATATCTCCTATTAAATTTTTAGAGTTAGCGACATCTATGCCGTAATGATTGGCTATAGCAAAAATGTAAGATTCATTCAATGGAGGATAAGCTCCTACTGAATATGCTGCAGCAATGTCTCTAAGTATATCATTACTCATAACTATATTACATTAAGATTGCTTTTTGTTTAGAACGCATAGTATGAATCATCAGTGTAATACTCCTGTCTAATGTAAGTGGTAGCATACCTGATTGCATCCATAGCATCATCATATAGCTTAACAGGTTCATCCATGATTTGGTCACCTATCTTCTTCCACTTATAGTTCTCATACTCTTTCATGATTTGCTTATCCTCCTGACAGAATACTCCAAAGGTCTTAATGTTATCTATGCCTTTCTTTACTACCTTGTTAGCATTGTGTACATCATATCCTGCAGTATTCATCTCGGCAATTATCTCAGGTCTAGAGTAGTCAGCCATAATCTCTATGTTCTTATCTACATTCAATGCATCCATCTTCTCTATCAGCTGAGTAGTGGTGAGGTAGCTCTCATAGATAATCTTCTCAATGAAGATATCATTGTCGCAGTAATACACTCTGACTAGAGCTGTAGGGTGATTGTATCCAAAGTCTAAGCCATAGACATACTTAACGAACTTAGTTGGTCTATGAGCTATGAATGTCCAATTAGAGTAGATG